GCCGGATGCTCTTGGGCATCGCCTTGAACTGAGACTGGATCGCCTGCTGGATCATAGGGCCGAACTCAGTGAGTTTTTCTTCCAGCAGTTCCAGCACAGCCGGTTCACCCAAACCGGGAGCAGGTAGGTTAGAGACAGCCGCAGCAATCGAAGCCTCAACCTGCTGCAACGTCACACCGGCAGACTGCGGGATACCCGCAATCGCAGTATCAATCAACGTCTGGACCTGGGCTTGGGTCAGGCCACCAGTGACCACCCCGCCGCCTAGTGACCCGCCACCATTAGGCAGAACACCGTAATCATCCTGAAGTGTTTGGTAGATCAGTTTCTTAACACCGATCACCGTGAAAACTGTTGTCATAGCCTACTTCCCCTACTGATAATCGTGGAACCGTCACCCGCCACGAATGAGGGGACCAACACAGACATACGTGAACGCCGCACACCCAGGATGTCCCACTCATCGTCGGTGATTTCCAACCGACCAGAAGCTAAATCCTTCTGAAGCTGATACGTGTAATTGCCGTCAGTTTCGGACTGGAAACCTTCCGGGTTGCGGGCCAGACGCAGCACCGCATCAGACTCAACCTGAATCACATCCTCGACATCAATGTCACCGGACGTGATCTTCGAATCCAATTCGGGGATGCGCCGTTTCAACATGCGCTCGACATCGTCTAGGCGAACCTGGACGAGGGCGCATTCTTCAGGAGTCAGGCAGCGCGCCCACCGCACCGCCACATCGTCAGCAGACGCATACGCCATGACTCACTCCTCAGTGCTAACAGGTTCCTCGACGGGCTTCTTAGCGGCACGTTTACGCACCGGCTTCACAGGGGCGGCAGCCTCAACAGGCTCCCAACTGCCCGTCTTCACAAGTAGTTCTGCCAGCGTGTCGGGGACTTCAGCCTCGACACCGTTGGCTTTGTTTTTGATCTTCATACGTCCCTCTCACAGGAGATGCAGGAGGGGCGGCAAACACAACCGCCCCTCCCAGCAAACTCACTTGGTCAGCTTGACGAAAGCTTCCGGGTCGTTGACCAGGACACCGAACTCGGCCTCCACACGGACAGCAACCAAGTTGTTCTGCCAGAGCGAAACCAGACCGGAACCATCACCATTAGCGGACAGGTCCAGGGTTGCCTGGTCTGAAACGTCGTAAGACAGACCACCGATTTGGCCCCACACAATCTGGGTCCAATCGCCCTGGAAACCAAGAACACCGGTATCGGTGTTGGGCTTGGTGGGGTCAGTGACGTGATCCGACAGGAACGTCGGACGCCCCAGAACCCGGCCCGAACGGAACGGGCTGTTGATGTCCGTGTAGGTGGACTCGATGAACAGCGGACGATCAACCTTGTCCTTAGCCGCGTTCAGAACCGGCTCGGCAATGTCATCAAACAGGGTGCCGTTCCACTTCTTGTTGTCAGCAACCAGAAGCGACAAACCCTCGTTCAACTGGTCGAACGCGGTCGAACCCGCCCCGCCAAGCTGAATGGACTTCCCGGTGTCGGCAACACATTTGCCGAACGGGGAATCAACACCGTGCAGAACCGCACCGTCGAACGCAATCGCAATCGCCTCAGCGACCTTGGTACGCATGGTGTTCAGGTAGTTCGCGGGGTTCGCCCGCACAACCTCGGAGCTAGCCGCGAAGATCGTAGCGATCTTGTGGGGGACGATGTCCTGCTTGGTCATGTCGCCCTTGGTGACAGGCTTCTGCTCACCCTCACCAACCCACTTGGCCCGAACATCGCCGGTCCAGTGCGGGATACGAACACCAGTCGGACCCAACGGAATCCGACGAGCAAGCTGCTGAACAACAGAGGTCTTTTCGATCTCAGCGAAGTAATCCTGCGCCAAAATCGGGTCCAGGTAACCCTGGAACATGGTATCCCCGGTAAGCGCAACCGTTCCGGGGGTATTGAATGCTGGCATTTCATTTTCCTTAAAGGTAATTAGGTCAGACCGCGCCGACGATCCGTTTCACAGTCTCCAACAACGGATCACCGTTCAACGGCAGCACATTGGCCTGCCCTTGTGATGGGTCAATGGGACGCTCATTCGCGGGAGCCTTCCCAAGAAGCGACTTAACCCGCTTCACGCTCTCCGACACCGTGGCCTCATCGTCACCCTGGATCAAGGTGACAACATCCATGACATCCTCAGACGGGATGCCAGCCGAAACAACAGCCTTCAACTTCAACAGTTCCAAGGCGCGAGCGGAAAGCTCGGCCTGGGTTTCGTTGAACGCGGACTCACGCTCAGTCAACTTCGACTCGTAGTCCTTGATGACTTCCGTTTTGGCACGATCAACCGCATCGTTCTTCTCCGTGCGGTACTTCGCGGCCTCATTGCGAAGCTGCTGAACATAATCCAGGCTGAAAGACTCCTGCTGCGAAGCCACCTGGGCGGGAGCAACAGACGCGGTGTCAGTAGTAGGGTTTTCGTCGGACATAGTTAATTCGCCTCCTGGGCATAGAAAAATTGGAACCCATCCAGGGTTCCGTTGACGGGCTTAAGCAGCCTGATGCAGGACTGCCCAATCAAAGGAATTGACCTCACCGGCTTCAATCATCTTGCGAAGCTGGTTGATCGTTTCCCGGTTATCGGTGGTGGGATACCACCCAGCCGGTTTCGCGGGTTGCGTTGCCGTAGCAGGCTTCCCATACGAGTAATATCTTTTATCGGGGTTGTTGCGAAGCTCACGGGAAGCTTTCTTACCCGCCGTGACCCACAACTGCTCGGCACGCTCCTGGGCATCCTTCCCAGGCCAATTAGCCAAATCCCAAACCGGGATCACCTTGCAGTCGCAGCCGGTGTGCCACTCATTCATGAACTTTTTGATCTCAGCGTCACTGATGTAGGCGGCGACAGTGGACTCGTCATCGAACTTCGACCCACCGGACTTTCCTGACCGGTACACGGGGCCACGCGACACCAGCATCAAACACCAGGCGCATGTTTCGCGCCCCGTGGCGACCCTGGCCCACCCCTGGACTGGACGGTTCACATCCATCAGTGGCCTCGCGGGTTTCGACTGCAACTCCTCGAATACGTCCTCGTCGGACTCCACCATCTCAATGATCTGCCTGCGACCGGCCACCTCAACATCCCTGGTGAACTGCAACGTGAAAGCTGCTGCCGCACCGGGGGTGCTGTCCGGGAGGGTCATTTTCTCCCTGACCGGCTCCATCGACTTCACGAACGCCTCGAAGCTAGTTGTCTCCAACAGCACCTCGTGGCGGATCAGCCCCGGATAGAACTGCTCCCGCTGCGTGTCATAGAACTGTCGGGCCAACGTCGCTGAACGCTCCCGGAACTGCTGCAACGGTGGGAACGCCACACGCAGCAACGCGATCCACTCGGACACCGACAGGGCCGGTCTCACGAACAGACCGGCCAACGATTGCGCGTACTGCGCCGCAGCGGCAGCCACCACAGTCTGCGCCGCAATGTAGGCGGCTACCTGCTGCTCCTGCTGTTGCGGGGCGGTCACCCGCCAACCACCGGCTTAGACGGCTCCGGGGGTGGGTTAGCGGTCTGAGGGGCAGCCTTAGCAGCCGGGGAAGGCGGAACACCCTCGCCGTACATCGCACCTAACTGCGCCACAGGGGACTCCTGCTGATCCCACACACGCATCTCCTCACGCTCAGTGATGGAGTAACCCATGTCGATACGGGCACGCTCACGGGGGATAACACCCATACCGTTCGCGTACAGCTTCGCCGCAGCATCAGCCTTAGACGCATACGTCGGTGTCGACGGGTCACGCCACACCGTTTCCAGGCGGTACATCTCCGGGGGGATATCCCCACCCTTAATCGCCTTATACGCCACCCGCATAGCCTGCTCCCACGCCCCACCGAAAATGCGGTTCTTACGCTCAACCTTCTTCACAAGCCGGGACTCCGACGATTTAATCGCCTCAGCCGAAGCAGGATTATCAGAAGAGAAAGACAAGTACTGCGGCGGCAAACCCGTGTACGCGGCAGCCTTACGGTCAAGTGCGTCAAGGGCATCCACGAAGTTGCGTAACTCCGCAGCCGTGAACTGCTGCGCCTTAGCATCGACATCCTCAAACGCCAAAATCCTTGCGACATAAGCGTCGAACAGCTTCTCACCGGTCTGCGGATCGACACCGATATCCTCCGGTTTCACACCGAACAACAACCGTTGCGGGATCGCCATGATCTCCGCCGTGCCCTGCATGTCCATCAAAATGCGTGCAGCAGCATCAGTCACAGACCGAAGCTCCGGGGTGATCTCAGACGTGCCATACAAGTCGGACAACCGGGTGCGGTTATGCAACGGGATGACCGGCACCAACATCATGCCGTGCTTCACCCGCGACAAAACCTTCCACTGCCCCTGCTCCTTAACCCACTGGATCGTGTCCTCAGGGGTGTACAAAGTAGCGGCAATAACAGCGGTCTGATCCTCCGTGTACACCACCCGGATAGCCTGCGTGACCTCACGGGTACGCGGATCAATCACCGCGTGCAAACCCGTAGGCGGCTCCACCCTGATAAGCGGAACATCCGGGTCAACATTCAAATCCAACTTCGGATCAGGAGCCGCAACAGTGATATACGTCCTGCCGTACATCAACGCATCAGTGTGACCCAGCGGGGCCTCAACATCCAGGTTGTTGGCCTTCCACCAATCCCACAACTCCGCGTCAGCCTCATCCGCACCGCCCATCCTGAAACCCTCAAGTTCCTGACGTTCAGCAATCGAATCGACATACAGACGCGGATAGCCAACATGGCTCAACAATTTTCGCATCTCGGGCGGCACCGCCACACCGATAGCGTCCGGGCGGCGTTCCGCGTCGTAATACGCTTTCGCGTCCTTCAAGCCAGCCTGACGCTGCTCGAAGGCGTTAATCATCTCGTCGCGTACCTTCTCGACATCTTGCGCCATTACGAAACCACCACCGCTCGGCGTGTCCTAGCGTTTCTACTCATCAGATAGTCCTGTCTGCCACCGAAAGCCAAAACCGCGCACACGGCTGCGTCAATCTTGCGACTCGAATCCTTCGATGCCTTACGGATCGAAATAGCATCAAAATTGGTGGGATACCTGCGTGCGTTCAGCACATGCTGACGCAACGTCAGGTTGCCGTCATGGCGAACCTCACCCTCCAAAACCGCATCCAAAAATCGTTCACAGTCCAACGCGAAACGCTTCGTGTTGCCCCGCATATCAAACGCCACAGGGTTATTCGGGGAAGCCTTAACCTTCAACTGCTTCCGGTAATCCCTCGACCACTGATCGACATACGCCTCGAACTCCTTGACATCCGCCCGGAACGCAACCACATCGAACTTCTCGAAACAGGAACGGACAGCAGCATCCACGTCCTCGCGGGGAACCTCACCACCGTGCTTCACCGGGTTCCAAGCCCCGATCAGGAACAGCTTCGCGTCATCCAGCCTGCACGCCACCAAAGCTGTCCAGTCATTGGACTTCGACCCGTCAAACCCCAACGTGATCCGGTCACCCTTCTCCAAGGGCCGCTCAACATCCGAACAGGCATCCCACTCATACGGTGCGATCCAAGAATCCTCAGATGCGTTGACCTGATTCAAAAACTTTCTACGAGACTCAGTGATCGGGTTACGAACATCCAGAACCGACTCAATGATCGAATCGACCGGCAGCCACACCGAATCACCACGGGCTATCTCAATGCCCTCACGGAGCTTCGCCACACCCGCCGCGTAACCGTCCGGGTCTTCCCGCTCAGACGGTATCTCCGACACAGGGGTGTCGGCTGGCGCTTCGAGTGCGTCGTACAGGG